TTGCGACATCATAAGTGGAAAACTTAAAGCTCCTAATAGATTTCTTGATGTTTGCATTTGAGGGTCTGAAAGCTGAGAAGGAGGGTCTATAATATCAACAAAAGGTATACCGGGTAATATATCAGCGACTCCCGCTGCCACAGAACCAATAGGCCCTGATTCATAAATCTTATCTGCTGTTTTCTGTATTATATTTCTTTTATCTTCAGGCATTTTAGATACACTACCATGCAACACTCCTTGAATATCATGCCAATCACCTTCAGCTTTTGTACCTTTTATTTCATCATAAGGCAAAGTCATAAGAGTTGATATATAATGTTCTTCTCGAAATTTATCTTCTACTCCTATTGAAGAGACAGATGTTGTAGAAGCTGGAGCTTCATACAATTCAATATATCTAGCTTTTTTCTTTTTCTTTTTTGGTGGCATCTAAAAACTTTTCAAATTTCTTTTCATGCTTGTTCATTTCAACATATAGCTGAAAAACTTTCTCTAAAGTTAACAATCTTTCCGACAACATTGAAACAACTATTCTTGTGCTGCCTAACTGCCTTTTTAAGTCATGCTTAGAGTACGATTTTTTCTTCTTCACTTTATCTCCTCGACTTCAAATTCTTTTAATAACTTATCTTCTTTAGCATCTTTTGTAAATGAAACAATTGCATCTACAAATCCTTGAATATAAGATTTGGCCTCTATCGTTGTATCAAAAGACCTCATCAATGCATCAGTTTCATCTTTTTTAGCTTTTCTCCACTTTACTAAATACTTTCCTCCATATATCATCTTTTAATTTTCCCAACATTTTACTTCATCTTGAGAAAACTCCATCGTTACCCATCCTGTTCTTATGATTGGATACATAGAATATCTAGCATATGCAGCATATCTTAAAAAAGAGCCACCTCTTATATACCAACGACGCTTAAGAGCTTCTTCATTACCATCAATCCTAATCGAATCAACTGGCTTTGCATATAACTGATGGTTGTGGCCAAGTAAGAAAACATCACCTTCTGAATAAACCGCTGCAAGTTTATCCAGCTCAAGGTCACCATTCTTTGCGCCACTTTTACCATGCCCACTAACTAAAAACCAATCCTTATTTTTAACTGTTATACGAGAATAACCAGGATATTGAAAATACGGCACATTCAATTCAGCCGCTAATGTCTTACAAACATCAAAATCCAATATATTAAAGCTACGAAGAAAGTCATGATTCCCACCACGAATAAATAAGCATTTATCCTTTATTGGGGCAACTAATTGCAAAAAAGAAAGATATTGTTCATCTGGTGGGACTGATTGTCCTCTTTGAGAGATTTTATAGTTAGGAGGTATTAATTCTAATAAATCACCGTTACCAAACCATACAGCGTTCTTATCTTTAGCAATCGTAGATACAGCCTCAGAGAATTTCTTTAAATCAAATTCTTCTGCTCCTACATGAATATCAGTTAAACAATGAACTCTTGTAACATTATTAGATTTATATGAAAATATTTGACCAGGGTCTACAGATAAATTATACTCTTTTACTTCTGTATCTATTGGTACACTGAAATATTTTTTGCATGAATTACAATGATACTTTTGAGAGATTCCATTTTTTCTTCTCTTTTTACCATCTTTTTTTGTGTACATAGATGTACAATGTGGACATACCATTTATTCTCCTTCCGATGTTGTCGCTTCTATTTGTTTTTGCTCTCTTGTAGCCCCTTCTAATTCATCTGGAGAAAATCCTTGAAATACTCCAAGCAATCCTACGTCTCTTTGCTTAACTGTATTACCTGCAGTCCCTACAATCTTACCTAATTCTTTTGTAGACTGAAGTACAATATTATCATCTTCACTATAATCTGCAAGAGTTTTTAGTTTACCAAGTACATATTCATGGTCAATACCAAGACTCTTTGCTACATCTAATACTGATTTTTCAATTTCTTTCATAACTCTATCCTGTTTTAATAATATAGTTGCTTTTTTTCTCGCACTATTATCAGACATCTCTTTATATGCTTTCTTATAAGCATCAACGGCCCCCATGCCTACGACTATATTTGTTGCAAATTCTTTTTCTTTCTTCGTTATATTCTTTCTTTCCTTTACTCTCATAGCTGAATTATTAATATTTTTACTAAATGTATATCTATTAGGATGAGAACTAAAATCTGTATCCATCTTTACATTTGGTCTATTGATAAAACTACCTACTATTGTCCTCACCCATCCTTTTGCATATTTATAATTCTTCCTATCGCCAGGATGTTTAACCGACTTACTAACTTTAAGCAGCTGGACTATCCTATCATCATCACTAAACACCCAATCACCTTCATCAGCTTTGCGCCAATCTGGTTTTACAACTGTATTTGGGTGATGTGATTTAAACTCATCTATATCATCATAGACATAATGAGCTTTACTCTTTATTGATTTTTTTTCCAAGTTTTAAATCTTGTAATTCTATAAAAAGATTATCTATTAAATCATTTACTTTTTGTGGTATCATAAATACTTCACCATTTATCTCAATTGGATTATATGTATGAGACATATTATTTAAAATAAATTCTTGCTCTTCTTTTGGAAGATTACAAAGCTCTTTTATTACGTCTGCCATAACAGAATATAAGGATATTAAATACTAATTTTTAGTTATATTTAATTTGTACAGAGCTGCCCATAGAAGAACTGCACATATTATGTAAAAAACAATAGGAGACAGATGTCGTATCGGCATTATAAGGAACACTGCTACTAAATAAGACAGTATCAATTTTTGCCAAAAATATTCTACTTTTTTCAACTTTTTTACCCATAAAATTTTTTACCCCTTTATTTATTCCCTCCCTACCACCCTATAACTTAAATACTTTTTTATTACACAATCAAGCTAGTTTGCCCAAGTCTTTCCTAAAAAAATTGTAGGATTTTGATATGTAGCCTTTTTCACCTATATACCCCCCTATCGGGGGTTTTCGTAAAACGAATTTACGTTATTTTTGATTTTATATAAATCTATTAGAATCTTTCAACAAAAACAAAGGAGTCTAAAATGACTGACCAATTCACACATGATGAAGTGAAGGAAAGCGCTGCAAAGACGTGGCGTGAAATGATGGTTTCACATGCTAAGGCTGATGTTAAGCGTGGTTACAACCGATTCATTGGCCAGATACCTAGTCAGAACGACATAGTTCGTAAAGGCGTAGCGCATCTTCAGTTCCTTAACACTATATGTGTAGCTAACAAATGGCCGTTAGTATGGGAAGACCCAGATGAGAAGCCAGTGAACCCCGGTAAACTTACCTAGGTGAGGGGTTAACACCCCTTTTGTTGTGTGTTGTTGGGCTTGTGCTGTAATAATGCAACATAAGCTCACCTTCACACTATTTGTATAAATATTTGTATAACTTGGGCAATAACTTCAATAAAGGATAAATAATCATGAATGCTATAACTATGTTAATATCACATTGTATGAACTATGGTAAAAAACTGTCTGAAACTAAAAAAACTATAACATATCAATCTAGAAATGGATTGCGTGTTGTCATATCCAAAAGGAGGGATTAGTGGAACACACATTTAAAATATCTGCAGGTCTTAAATCTAAAATAGTATCAGTTGAAGGTACTAGAGAGTATGCACTGTCTTATGTTGCTGGGTATATTCAAGCGATGCGTGATAAGATGAATTTAGGTAAGCTTGTAAAGATTGATGTACATGAATTAAAGGATAAGCCATGAAAATATTAAAACAATTATTTAAACGATTGTCATATAATTATCGTCATCAAGACTATTATAAATGGATAGGGCCTGAAGATGGATATAACGAAGATGGTACAAGAAAAGGTGTTAAACATTTTGTTTATACATGGCCATGGTATGATGGACTGATTGATTGGATAATGATTGATGTTCTTGATAAGGACTATACATATAATCGTTCTTTTGGTCTTAAATGGCACAAAATATGGATATTTAGCAAAATATTTTAAACATATAGCAGGGTGGAGCAGTGGTCAGCTCGTCAGGCTCATAACCTGAAGGTCGTAGGTTCGAATCCTATCCCTGCAACAAAATTAAGGACAAACAATGCAAGATAAAATAGCTGAACTCGAAAAACATTACAACCTACTATTTGATTATATGTATTCAAATGGTTCAATACGTTATGGTATATTTTTGTATAATGATAAGAATATAAAAGTTGAAGATATCGAACAATATAGAAAAAGGTTGCCAAGTTTACAGAAAAAGGAAAGGAAATAATAATGCCAAACAAACAAGCCAAGATTAGAAAAAGAAAAAAGTTTTTAGAGAACCAACGTCTCAACAGAGAAGGTAGAACTCCTGCTCAAATTGCTAGGAAGAAACGTAAAGCAGAAAGGAAATAAAATGGCAAAAGGAAATTGTTATGAAGTTAATGGTAGGTGGATGATTGGAAAAGATGGATATAAATTAGTTCATGGAGTTGTGATTAACCAAAAAGATGGCAAACCTATGGGTCATTGTTGGATTGAAAGAGATGGTGTAGTTTATGATTATAGCAATAATGATGAAACAATACTTTCTAAAGATTTTTATTATGGTCTTGCGCAAATACCAGTTAAAGGACATAAATTATATAAATATAACTGGGAAAAAATGGGAAAAATGATATTAAAACATGAGCATTGGGGGCCTTGGGAATCTAAACCACCAAGATAATTAAAGGAGAAAAATAATGAATAATAAAACATATAAATCTGGTAGAAAAATTGACAGATTACATGCACCAATTATAAAATCAGACTTATTAATTAATAGACCTTCTGGTGAAAATATAATAAAAACAGAGATAATATTAAATGCTTGGTTAAGATATTGCAGAGAATCAAGAATTTATAGAATCTTGGAATGGTTTGGTCTTAGGTAGGGAAAAATAATTAAAGTCTTTTAAAAAGTTTCATAAGGTGCTCTTTCCGGTGTATTCAAGCGCCTGTCCTTTCTCTTTTTAAAAGATAGTGGGGAAGTTGAATTGCTCCAAGACGTTCATGAACGCAAAAGATGGATACAGCCCGAGCACCATCATTATGACTTCCCCGCAACATTTTTTAATAAATAAACAGAAAAAAATAATTTCTTAAACTAACGAGGAAACAAAAGAACTATGAGAATACTAAAAACAAATAACTATAAAATGTTTGAATTAATAAAAGAAAATAGACCAGTTGATTGGGCTAAAATTGAAAGAATGAGAGTTAAAGTAAGAGAAAAGAATCTTACCAGTGCATATACAATTATTGTAAATAGTAAAGAAGCTGGAAGAAAAAGATACAAAACAGATGGCACTAAGCTTCCAATTGTTGATGGACAGCATAGGTTTATATCATGTAAACTTGAAAATAAAACAGTTTACTACCAAATTAATGATGAAGTTACTCTTGAAGATATCCCAGAAGCTGCTAGTATGCAAAACTCTTGGAAATTGACAGACTACTTACATCATTTCTGTGCTAAAAAGGTTGATGAATATGTTAAATTCAATAATTATATGACATCAAATGAGTTTCCGCCATCTACTACACTAATTATACTATGTGGAGATAGAGGTACTCATGTAACAAGTATGTTTAAAAGTGGAAAAATGAATATAACTACATCATGGGAATTTGCAGATAGATTTGCTGAAGCCGTAGACGACTTTGGAGCTTTTATTAATTTCAACAAACACGCAAGATTCATTGAAGCTTTACATATATGTTTCGAACATCCAAAGTATAATCACGAAAGAATGATGACTAAGATTGAGTATCTTTCTAATAAACTGAAAAGACGACCTGATGTTAAGTCTCATTTAGAACAACTTGAATATGTATACAATTATAAAGCTATGAAGAGATTAAAATTAAACACAATAAAAGAAATAGAGTTATAATGATTGAAACTATAGATATTCCAGATGGTGATTACAATCTAACTCAATTAACAATAAAAGAGTTTATTGACAAATACCCAGATAAAGTAATTGATGTAATAAATAGAAAGAAAGATGTTGTAATTGTCCTTGATACTTGTAAAATAATAATGAAGAAATAAAATAATGACTAGAGTTAAAATAAAAATTAATCACAATAAAGACGAAATGGTGATGCATTGTGAAAAAAGTAAATTAGATATTGGATACTATAATAAAGATGGACATATAGAATTTAGTATTCATTCTATCCCTAAAATAGTAGACAGTCTTTTATTTATTCACAATATGCAAATAAGACTTAATAAAGAAGAAGATGAAAATATAAGTCTATAAGTTTAGATAATTGACAATAGCATTTGGATATAAGTTCAATTATTATTAAATTTAGGGGAGATTAGGAGACATTAAAATGAACATAGAATCAATATATAATGATTATCTTGTTCACCTCGAAAACAAGAGAAAAAGAACCAAAAATAAATTCCATGCATCTTCAGCAGGTAGCTGTTTTAGAAAACAGATGTATAACTATTATGAATTTCCACAAACAGAAAAAGATAAAAGAGTTTATAGATTTTTGAGGTTAGGAACAGTTTTACATGAAGATATAGAAAATGCAGTTATGCATTGTCAAAACTCAATAGATGGAAGAATATATATTGAACATGAAATAGAAATACCTGAATTTAATTTAGTAGGCACATATGATTTAGGTCAGCTTATTAAAGATGATAATGGTAATACAACATTTAATATATATGATATAAAAAGTGCAGCTATCTACACTTGGACAAAAATGTTTGGACAAATAAAAAATAGAGAGCCTAACTCAGACAAAAACTATAAAATGCAATTATCTACATATGCTTTAGCAGTTAGTGAAGAGTTGTCACCAGATAAAATGAATATGTATCTTGTTTGGTATAAAAAGAATGACAGTTATTGGAGAGAAGTATTAGTTAGCCCTGAATGGATTGATAAAGCAATAGAATATTGGACAGAGTTAAATGGTATATTAGAAGATTGTGGAAAGTCATTTGAAGAAGAACTCATACCACAATATTGGGATGGTGTTCCATTTCAAGATTGGGAATGTAAAATTTGTCCATATAAAGATATATGTCCTAGTACTTTAACAAAATAAGGAGATAATAATGGGAGAAATAATTTCAAAGAACATACTATTACCACTAATGTATTTTTTAGTAGATGTAGGATTAACTTTTGGAATAATTGTGCTATTTTTAATAACAATAGAAAGAATATTAGATAGCACACTTATTAAATCAATAACAAGGAAAATAAAATGAGTAAAAATAAAATAATCAACGTAAATGACGCACTTCCTGTGAAATCAGGAGAAATGAATATGTCCGATGAAATAAAGAAAGCTATAACAGCTAAGCATAAAAAAGTTTCTGGAATGGAGACTCCTAAACATTTTGTTAAAAAGAAAATGGGAATGGATTATTGTGAATATTCTTATATGAGAGACCTCGCTGAAAAAGAATATCCGGGCTGGAGCTGGGAAATCATAAGTGAAGAAATGTTAGGAACAGAAGCCTATAAAGTACATGGTAGGTTAACATATTTTGATGGAAAATGGAGAAGAGGTGATTCTGTAGCCGCACATAGAGTGCAAAAGAAAAGAGGAACTGGTGAGTTTGTAGACATTGGTAATGATGTTAAAGCTGCTAATACTGATTGTATAAAGAAAGCTTTGAATATGTATTTAAATATTGCTGATGATGTTTACAGAAATCAAGTAGAAGATTTAGAATTAAGTGATGAAAAGAAAGATGCTATATTAGAAATAGCAGGATTATGTAGTGATGGCAGAGCAGAAGAGATTAGAAAACTTATTGATAACCAAACAATACATAATGCTAATTATAATGCATCATACGCTAAACTAAAAAGGGAATATGAATTATGATTTTTAATTTAAAAGATGCAGAGTTTCTATCAGATTTAACTCAACCAATTATGAAAATAGTAGATAAATTAGAAGAAGTAACGAAGGAAGTTGATAAGTTGAGGGACTTAATTAATGATAGAGTGAATATGAAAATGAAAGAAGTAAATGAATTTGAAGAGGTAATGGAAAATGATTAACACAAGTATTTCATATGATGACGGTTTATTAAAAGAAGATGATGAATATAGCATTGGGACTAATGACGGAAAAGAATTTAGAAGTGTAGTTTATAAAGGAACTAAACTTTTGAATGGAAAACCTATGATGGTTTTTGAAACAAAAGATAACGAAAGATTAACTGTAAATCCTTCGTTTCATACATTTACAATAACAATAAATAAACAAGGAGATAGTAATGGGTAAATTATCAGCTAAAGCAAGAGATGCTTTATTAGCAAGCAATACTCTAACACCAGCTGCCGTTGCTGAAATGCAAAAGCAGGGGCAAATAAGTGAATCAAAACAAACTATAAAAAGATTCATTAAAACTGCTGATGGTAAATGGGTAGAACCTAAACTCTACTTTAGAGGAGGTAAAAATGTTCAGAAAAGCAAGAAAATGGAATCTTTTATTTCTGACTATAACAACCTATTAGAAAAATACACTACAATTCGTAATAACAAATAAGGAGTAAATAATGCCAAAAACAATAGATGCTGTATTTGACCCTTCTAACAAATGGAAACCAATTGAGGAAGGTGTCTATCCAGCTCATATAAAATCTCTTCAAACAAAAGAGGTTTCAACAAGAGCCGGTGAAGCTATAGTAGTTAACATGAGATATAAAGTTGCAGATGAAGTTGCTAATTATACTCAACCATTATGGGAAATGAACGGTTATGAATATATTAAAGATAAAGATAACAATAAAGTTCCTATAACAAATGGTAGCGGAGAACAATCAACAACAACTTGTGAACACTTAAAAGGAAGAGAGCTTCAAGATAATGGATTCTTTGTGTTTACTGACAGTTCATCAAGTAGTAAAAATCGTAGATATTTTGAATTGCTTGATAACTTACAAGTAAAATGCACAGAAACTAATTTAGATGGTAAAAAAGTAAAGAAACTTGTTCTTCTTGAAGAAGAAGATGTTGTTGGTAAACCAGTCATGGTTACATTAAAACGACAAGAGTTTATTACATATGAAACTAAACATCTTCCGCCTGAACAGCAGGAACGACGTTCTACATTCAAAGTTACTAATGTTAATCTATGGAAAGATGGGCAAGAAATAGCTTCTGAAGAACTAGAAGAAGACGTACCATTTTAACTTCATTTTAGGCTGAATCATAGAACTCGTAAAGCATAGCAAAGTACACGCTGTGGACTGCCCTGTAATGATTCAGTCTAAAAATTCGGACAGCTTTTGCCAAGATATAGCTATCTAAAGTAAGTGCTGTGAGAATCAGTAGGCTGTCCATAAGTATAAGGCTAGGTATTGCCAGTAAATAAGTCTGGTACTCAGTAAGTAGCTACTAAATCATAAAACAAGTAACTGGTGTAAATCCTATTAATACATCTAGCGAACTTATTTATGCTATGGCTCTAGCCTTATATTTAACTAAAAATAAATAAAAAAAGTATTTTTTAATAAATACAATAATTTTAAATTAGAGGTGAGGGCGGCAATTCATTATTAGTTTTTCTTCTTCCTCCTCATCTCTCTCCTAACTACATCGGAGAAGCCGCCCTCAAATCTTTAATTAAAGGAAAAGAAAAATGTTAGCAATATATACCAATATAAACGACAGAAAAGTGTTTCTTGGAAAACATATTAACAATGAAATAATTCGTGAGTTTCCTTTTTCAAAAGCAGTTTTATGGCAAAATAAAAACTTGGGATTTGATAAAAGATTGCTTAAATATGCTAAAGAAAATAATGTAAAGTCTTTTATATTTTCTGACCCAATAAAAGGAATTAGTCTTAAAATTGGGATTAAAGCGGCTTTGTCAAATGGTAAACAAAATGAATACGGACAAGGAACCCAATGGTATATGCCAAAATCAATTATGAAAAAATTAGAAATCTATAAAAAAACTCCGTATATTAAGAAAGAAGTGATAATATGAATAATGAACCAACTGCAGTAATTAAACTAACTAAATCGGAAGTAAACAGAATAATAAGGTCTCTAGTTTTGTCTGTAAAAACAGCTGAAATATTTGATTATAATAATGATAATGGTGATAAAGAATCATTTCTAAGAATTAAAGACGATTTTATAAAAATACAAAAACAAATAACAGAAGGTGAGAGGCAGGTATCAATAAATGGCACACAACAAAACGGCACAACGCAAACCACTTACAACCCGGCGTACTGCGACGCTTGTGAATAAAGCATTAAAAAATAAATTCAAAGTAAAGCCTGTAAAAGGATATAAATATCTTAAAGATTTAGAAGTGGGTTCTTTATTTGAAACATTTAGTGGAATGAGAGGGGTTTTAATAAATGCTGAAATAAATGCAAATGTAGTAATAACCCATGTTCCAAATATTAGTAATGAAGATAAAAATTACTATTTAGGTAAACAAATTATCTCTTCCCATACCGAAGTAAAAGAGGTTGTCAATTGAAAAAGTGATAACCTATTGGCAAAGGGCTTAGTTGTTCTGTAGCAGATATGTATCAGACAGCGAATTAACGTCTATGCTAAGCCCTAAATATTTAATTTAAACATAAGAGATGAGGAATTTTATGAATGAACACGATAAAAAATGGATAACTGATGCACTAAACTTGCTTGGATTACCTATGCCTATATTAAACAATTTAAATGAATCCGAAATAGAAACACTATGGAATGTGTTAAGCAGGTTTTTTGGGGATATAACAACAGCAGATGAATACAATAAACTTAAAGAGGAATAATATGCCTGATAAATATGATATGGAATTAGATGCAAGACCATCTCAACAAGATTTATGTCCACATGAAAATATGGAATATCAAGCAGCAGAATGGGATACAAATGTTGAAGAAGATTATTTTTGTTTAGATTGTGGTAAACAATTTGACATACCAGAACCAGATGAAGATTTATGGAGAGACAGATGATAAAAGTAGATAAACTAAACCCTTGGAGATGTAAACAAGAAAACTGTTCTAAACCAGCTCTTTATGAATTTACTGATGCTGAAGTAGAAGTAAAAATATCAGATGAAAATGGCTCAAGCGCAACAAGCATTGAAACTGTTATAATAGGACATGCTTGTGAAAATCATGTAGAAGAAGTAAATAAAATGTTAAAGGAAACATATAATGAATAAAGAACAAACTAAGATATGGAAAGATGCGTGTAATAAAGAAAAAGAAAAAAAGGGGTATATACCCGCTGAAATGGCTATGATACCTATAATTTTAAAC